ACGACAGAAGTTCCCGTGGTCGTTGCCTGACCAACCTGACCCGTTGCCGAAACGCCTGTTGGAGAGATGTCGGCTTTTGCAACTACCGTAACCGAACCACTGCCTGCGGTGGCCGATACACCCGTAACAACCGCGTCAATGCTAATGGATGCGGTGGCGTCACCAACCTGACCTGTGCCCGCCACGCCCGTAACCGGAACGGCTACACCTTGTAAAACCCCCGCCTGACCAACTTGTCCCGTTGCCGAAACGCCCGTAACGGAAACATCCGCCGCAGCCGCCGCAGTAACTGCGCCCACAACTCCAGTGGCCGAAAGACCCGTAACGTCGGTGATGGCTACCGCCGTAACAGTAACAGTGCCGACTCCACCTGTTGCTTCTAAGCCTGTAACAGGAACTATGCCCTGACCAGTAGCCTGCGCAGTTCCTACCTGACCAGTAGCCGCGAGCCCTGTAACCGATACATTAGCGTTAGCTGCAACTGTAGCGGAGCCAACTTGTCCTGTACCCGCCAGACCCGTTGGAGATACCGAAGCATCCCCAATAACAGTAGCAGAGCCAACACCTCCCGTAGAAGATACGCCCGTAACAGAAACGCCCGCAGCACCAACTACAGTGACCGAGCCAACACCTCCTGTGGAGAAAACACCCGTAACAGAAACGCCCGCATCCGCCGTAACAGAAACAGATCCGACACCTCCTGTGGAGAAAACGCCCGTAACAGAAACATTCGCAGCCGCCGAAGCAGCCGCAGTTCCAACCTGACCCGTAGCAGATACACCTGTTGGGAAAACATTCGCTTCTGTTGTTATAGAAACAGAGCCAACATTTCCTGTGGCCTCGACTCCAGTAACAGGCACATCACTTGCGCCCGCTACCGTTACCGATCCGACCTGTCCTGTAGCAGATACACCCGTAACTGTTACAGGAAGAGGGCTACTCCAAGCCCCTTCAGACCATGTGCCTCGACCCCAACCTGCAATAAGTGCCATTTCGGTCGCCTAAATGGTTTAGGCTATGCGAATAATAGCGTTACTCGAATCAGCAGTTGGGAAGACGATTGTGAAATCACCCGCTGTAGACGTTTTGTCTCCACCGAAATCCAACACAACGACTGTCGGATTCGTCAAAGAAATCGAAGTCGTGTTTGGAGTGGTGTTGTAGATCAACGCACCACGAGCAGTTATCGTCGCAGTCGAAAAGGTCAGATCAGAAAAATCTGTCAACGCTGTCGTGCTCGAAGAAGTAGGGTCCACGTTTGTAAGCGTTCCGCCGCCTGCGCTATAACCCGTTCCACTAACTTCGTTAGAGGTGGTATACGCAGTAGTTGCCGCGTTAAAAGATGCGCTGTTTGTGTACAACGCTAGCTTCAGTGTATCCGCACCGTTCGCTAAGTCGTGGGCACCATACAAGAGTTCTTTCTTGAATGAGGTGCACATAAAATTGCCGCTAAAGGCCATATCACAGTCTCCTTATAAGTTCCGCAAGTTCTGGGTGCCCTGCGTCTGTAATTGCATTATATACCGTAGTTCTGTCACTTTTGATAGCTTCCCGTAAATAAAACTCTACGAGCTTAACAATCCGCTTTTTAAAAGCATGTGCTTGAGCCTGTATCGCTGGGTGCGCTTCCTCAGAAACAGAAATAATTTTATCCGCACACCGCTCTGCGACTTCTTCAGGAGAAAATCCCCGGCCTTGAGTGGTGTGTACCTCAATGCCAAAATCGTTTGTCATCTCTAATTGCGGTATCATGATCTAGGTTTCCTGATCGTACCGTAGCGATATTCGTCCATAGTTTCTTGTGCCTCTCCCAAGTTTTTCAAACGAGAAATCCCTTCCATATACCTTTGATTATACATCTGCATAAGATTAGGATCACCTTTCATAAACGTATACGCCTCAATTAAAGAACCATACAATAACGAAATCTCGGCGTTTTCACTCAACCAACTTGTTCCGCTATCCGCACCCGCTGTCAAAGACGTTGGTCGATACAAATAATGTATGTCTACAGTGTAGTTAGCGTCAGGGCTTGGAGCCAAAATAAAGTTGTCAACGTCAAATTGAGCATAGTATTTTGGCTGTCCCTTTGTCGTCGGGTCTGGCGTATACGTCTGAACAAAGTCTAAATCCTTAAACAACAAAAATTCCGCATCGCCGCCAACATCTATACTTAATGAAAACGGAGCTAAAAAGTCCGTAGGCGCAGCTAGATACTGATTCCCTGTCGTCATGTTGCCAAACTGATTCTTTTGAAACAGATTTAACTGCACACTTTTAAGTATACGCTCTTCCGTCAACCGTATGAACAACGGAATGTTGTTCACAAAAGTCGTCTCGTCATTTTCGGTATAGTCCTGAACGGCTTGCTTCAGTTCACCATATGTCATTGTCATGTCGTCACCGTTACCGTGCCCACTGAACCTATAGCCACTAAATTATTCGGCGGCGACAGTCCCTCAATCTCGTTAAATCCTACAGGATTCCACCCGTATTGTGTAGCCCTTTGCTCGGTCAAGCCGCTTTCCGGTCTGGGATTGCGTAACGCCTGCGGATCAGGAGACGCCTTCGGAGGAAACAACTGAGGGTGCTTAGGCTCAAACTCATCAGGACCAACCTTCGCACCTGTCCACTCCACCTTCATTTCCCGAAGACGGTAACGACGGCCCGACCTGTCCGATATCCCCCATGCGTGTTTGCCCGAAGCGTATGCCATTATACCCTCAAGTATCTCATGCTAGGCTGCAACTTCAACGGAACCCGATCCTCATCTTCATCCGCTGCACGTTGGAACTCTTCCTCATACACCGATTTTAAAAGCTGGATCCGATCAGGCGCTCGCTTCATCGCAAGATAGTAAGCAAGACCAGCAACCATACAAGGATAAAACCTAAAAGGCATGTCAGTAGTGTTGACAAGAGTATCCGCGTCCTCAATCCGCTGCACATAGTAGTAAATGATTTGATCCGTAGAGTTCTCCGGAACAGCCCAAAGATTAATTACGGGACTAATCTGACGATTAAACCAGAACTGGCTAGGGCGACCCTGTGTAGTCTTATTCGGCAGAGTAACATAGTCCCCTCGACTAATACGCTCCACCTCATAGTCAGTGTTGCCCCGACGAAGCACAATCTCCAACACATCAACAACATCAGGCAACAATGTCTCTTGAGCCTGACCTTGAGTAAGCGTTATCGTGCCCTGCTCCACAGTCCACATGTTAATGCCACGGTTTGCCCATTCCGCAAACATCAGGTTCAAAGACCGACGCGCCGTCCGAGCATCATAACCAGTGCGAACCTCCAGCCCGCACCGCTCAAACGCCTCCTCGATTATCTCACCGACATCAAGGTTAAAGTCTCTTGAACCTGAAGTTGCCATTATTTACACCATTTGAGTATTACGAACACCACGACCAGCCATTACACAACCACCGTTCTTGTAGCCTTTCTTGACCATGCCGCCGCCCATGTAGCCTTTCTTGACCATGCCGCCGTTCTTCTTTTCGATGACACCACGACCAATCAACACATCTTTTTTAGTAACTTTTCCGTCTCCGCTTAGATCCTTCATAGCATACTCCTTTTGCTTATCAAAATACTCTCACCAAACCACCATTGGCTTTTTTGTTCTTCCAACTAATCCGCTTAGAAGACTTCTTCTTCTTTGCAGCAGACGTACATTGTGCCATCGTAGGCCGACATGCGGGGTAACTCTTGCGCTTTTCGCCTTTCTTGCGGCCACACGGCTTTCCCGTTTTACAATCAACCCAGCCCTTCCCTTTGTTTTGGGAGAACCATTTTCGCAATGAGTTCTTTTCCGCCATCAGTACGTCCTCGTACTTTTCCGCCTGCTCTCCTCGACGCAACCACAACCAGAAGCAACGATTCCACCGCCGCGATACCTATTACGAGCAGGGCGCTTTGGGTTATCAACCGCCGTCATCAAACCACCAGTAGCCGCTTTCTTAGTAGAGTTTCCCCAGTTGGCGGCTCCCACTTTTCGACACTTGGCTACCGCTCCGCTTGCGTAAGCCGAGGGCCAAACCTTGTATCTCGCCTTGACCTTTTTTGCGCAAGCGTCGAGCTTTTTCTTTTTCTTTGCCATTATTCCGTCCCTCCGGTGGTGTGGATATTTGGAACGACATTTGTCCACGACTTATCATAGTTAGCCTGCCTCACTAAAAAATCCTGCCACATGGGCTTTATCATCTTATAGTTCTCCTCAACCCGATAAGACACAACAGCTAAATCCGACTTCATCGCATAGAGTTGAGTTGAGCCCCAACCTAAAAGGCCAACTACAATAATCGATGTTATATCCGAAAAGTTCACTTTCATCACGTTACCACATCTTGCACGACCAGTAACGGGCCGTAAGTTTGTCCAACTTTTTTGTGTCACAACCATGCCTAGCCCGGAACGATTTCCTGCGCTTAGGGTTTGATTTCTTGATGGTCATCTTGGCATCGCCGAATCGAATTATTTTTTCTTTGCCCTTATCACAGGCTTTTACAACAGACTTCTTGCCCCCAGAGATTTGACGCTTGGGTTTGTTGCACTTCATCTTGGACTTGTCGATCTTAGCCATAACTATTCCACTATCACTGATATGGTGGTGTTGGCGGGAATCGAAGCGTACACACCTTTTTTAGCTAGTATACCGTCCCCGGGAAGAAATATTTCATCCATACCTTGAGTTGTCTCATCGACTCTAAGTAATACCTTTCCTGACGCTTCAGAAGCGTTGTCGTAAAGTACGACATGCCCTGTGGCACCTGATTCATAGGTCAAAAGCACACCTTGTAGGCGGCAGCGTCGAGCTACCAACGCTGCCGAAGTTTGTGAGTAAAATGATGTTACCTCACTACCAACCATCTCGCCACCTACGACAAGATAATCGTGAGTTGGTTTGCAGAACCCGTGAACGCAGCTATGTACACTCCCGCGCTGGCTACGATGCCATCATCCGGAATGTTCATAACATGATGACCTGCGGGAAACGTCTGCGTAAGCAAAACATCACCACTAGCGTCACCGTTCTTTATAGTAAACGCGCCCGCTGCGGCGGCATAAATAACCACTTGACGGAGCCGAGACCGAGTTGGCCCGACAATCGCCGCCGAGGTTCCTTGAACCCAATTATATGCTGTTACTGGACCAGCCATGATCTATCTCCTTATCCTGCGGAGACAGTTACAACACCTGAATTGCTGTACAGTTGACCTGCTACAGA